CATTTTGGTTTTGTGGTTTGTCCTGGTTGTTTGGCACAGGGTTTTCCGGCATATTTGCCACCCAATTGAACCCAACCAGGCTTGCCATCACTAGACCTACTCTTGCCAAACCAGTCACGCAAAGAACTATCACCACTTTTCGATTCACTTACTCCTCCACCATCTCCACCATTACCATTACCGTTTCCATCCCCATTACCATTTGTAGGAACATCGATACCAGTTTCTTCTGGTTCCTTTCCTCCACCAGAAAATCTAGCGGTTACTCTTAAACCCTTCGGAATAGGTTTACAAACCTCATCCGTATAACAATAATAATATCCTTGCTTACACTTTTTCATCGATGAAAAGTAGTCTATTCTTTATTATTTAGAAAACCTTGCTTAAGCATTTTTTGAAGTTCTGATGTGGACCCAACAAACACTGCATTATTAGTAACATTATTTGTGGTTTTCTTAGTTTCGTCTTCTACATCCTTAAGTTTCTTTTGTAGATCAATTAACTTATCAGTAGTATCAGCAACACTCTTAATCAACTGCCCTGCGACCTCATATGCCCTTGGACTGCCTCCTTCCCCTGCTACCTCCATAATGCCATTGATTGCCTCCTGACCCTTCTCTATGAGGGAGTAGAGGTTCGCACGACTATAGATATAATCTTTCTCTATATCATCATCTTTCGATTTTACAATTTCAGGTTTTTTGATTGGTTTTGACTCGACAATATCACTCTCAATATTCAGAGCCTCATCTATGGAATCATAATTGTTATTCATATCTATTAAATGTCAATTTGTTGAGTTGGACTATAATTTTTAGAATCGGAAAAAGTTTCCCATGTTTCATTGAAACCAAAATCATCACCAGGTACGATGAGTGCATCATCCGCAGGAGTTAGAAGATTTAAATCTGCATCTTTGAGATGTGTTGCTTTTGTAGTTGATTCGAAACCTCTTTCAACATATAATTGTGTTGAAGAGGGAATTTCTTTAATATAAATTATTTCTTGATCAATAGAAACTCTGTCACCAACATTAAATCCTGTAGTGCTTTGTACAGGAATTAGAATATCATTTTCTGCAATTGTTTCTGTCAAATCTCCAGTATTATCATTATCATAATCTTTCTTTGCTCTAGGAGTTGTAATATATCTCATTTCTCTCTTCGCAGTCTTTCTATTAGTGTTGGTATAAAGATCAACCTGAACTTTTTTGATTAAATTATCCGTAGAATCTGCAATTGGTCCAAATATATATGTCTTTGCGGTAAATCTTAAGGTATAAATTAATGCCCTTCTTACAGAAAAATCACCTTCATAATCATCTTGAAAATCTATGCTATTTAATTCAATTGGAATATCTTTTTTCTCCCCAATAGATTCAATTAAATCAATTGTAAGGTTAAAAGATGGTTGAAAGAAGGGTAAAATTTGCTCTATAATTTGTAATGCATCATCATTTAACTTTGCATAAATGCTCAATTCAAAATCAATATCATATGGAACAGGCATGTAAACTATTTTTGTAGTTCCATCTTTTCCACATGCTTTAAATGTTTGAGTAATAGTAGTTTTCCTTGCGGAATCATATCTTAGTCCTGTCATTTCAAAAGACATTCTAGGCAAAGTAATTGCAATAGATTTTGAAAGATCTGCCTGTTGTTGAATTTTTGCTAAGAACTTTTGTGATGGACCATAACTTAATCCCACTTTAGTCTCATCGACAATATCTCCATCATTTTCTAGATGTTTAATATAAATGTTATTAAATAGTGTACCAAAACCAATAATAGTTTTGCGTATGATTTCGTGATAAAAATATGTTCCTAACATTAAAATTCTCCAAATGGATTAGTTTCTGTGAAGTCCAATATACTTTCTCCTTCTAATTCAAATTCTTCGTTAGAGTCATATGAATCCTCGTAACTATTTGAATTGTAAGATGTAACTATATAACTTGCCGACGATTCTGATCCTACGATAAGTTCTCCAGATAAAAATTTGCCATCATTTATAGCGACTCTCAGTACTCCAGGAGGATTTGCCGAATCTACTTCTGTTAATATATCAAATTCTCTTACATATGCGATTGTTCCGGAAGTAGTTCCAGTTACTTTTTCATTATACTCAAAATTTCCTCCAAATCCAGTACCAGCAGCAGAAACGGAAACTGTAGGTGTTACTGTATACCCAAAACCAGCATTAGTAATTTGAAATGATGTTATCGTACCATTACTATCAATAATTGCTTCCACCAATGCCGTTTGACCAATACCAGGTTCTGGATTTGGAACTGATACTGTTGGTTTTTGGTAATAACCGATTGGACTATTAGTAAGTAAAATTTTTCTTAACCCATCATTTACAACAACAGATGTTGCTGATGCACCTACCCCACCTCCCCCAGTAATTGTTACTGTTGGAGGATTGTTAACATCATAATTTCTTCCACCATCAGTAATTCTTATAGATTCGATGGATTGTATTCCACCCACAGAAGTTGTAATTGCGACTGCGGTTGCATTAATTCCAAAAACTCCTCCCGGAGATTCTGATATAGTCACAGTAGGTGTTGAAGTATATCCATAACCATCTTCGTTGAGAATAATTTGTCCTACTACTCCATCTGAAATAAGTGCCCCTGCTTCCACATTAGTAGCAGAAACTGGTGCTAAATTTATGGTTGTAATATATCCTTCATCTTCTACAGTTCTATCAAGTTCTTCTATTGAAGTATCAATAGATTCATTTTCGTATTCATAGAGTTCACATTGAAGTTCATAGATATAATTTTTACCTAGTTGATAAAAAGGTTTTTCATGTTCGACTCTTTTTATCTCAAACAATCTTTGACCTAAAGGAAAATAAATTAAATCACCTTCAGAAGGTCTATTTGCTAATAATGGTTCAATTCCAGTTAAAGAACCTTGTTCAATAGCATAATTGGTTCCCTGTAAAAATGTCGAAATAAAATCCTCAAATCTTTCTCTGGAAATAATTAAATTTATTTCATTTTTCAATCTCAATCCAAATTTTGTCATAATATCAGATCCAGGAGAATATCCTTCATAATTATCAAGATATGCTTCTATTAAAAAACTATCATTAAATTTTGATGTTTCTACTTCGTTGAGAATATTATCAATATTTATTACTTTTCTTGGTAAATAATATACATCAATACCATAAATTTTTAACTGTTCATTAATTAGATCTTGAACTAAGAATTGTTCTGTAGAAGAACCCTGAAGAAAAAATGGATTTAATGCCATAGTTATTAACCTATCATATCGTATGGTGGAAGTTCATATTCAGAAGACATACTCTGTTTTATTGCTTCCAATTCTCTTTCGGCATCTTCATAAAGTTGTCTTCCATTTAGTTCAATTCCTCCAGGAAGTTTGACTCCATTGAATTTAATTAAATTTTGTCCCCATTGTTTTTTTATAAGTGCTGTCAAGTATTTTTTTATAAATGAATCATTATAAACTTGAGTAAATGATTCTGGATCTAATGCCCTGTAACAATCAATTACAAAAAATGTATCTTTAGATTGTGCTCCCCAATCTATATCTAAATATAATCTATCTTGTCTTTTGTTATATCTTATCTGTTTATCTGTGGTGAGTAAAAAATCAATATCTTCGAGATATGTTTTTGTCATTGCATAAGTTAGCAAGTCAACGGAACTAAAGGAATAAAGATCATTTAAAAAAAGTTGGTACTTAATACTAAACATTCCTCCTGATATTGTACTAGTATCAAATTTAAATATTTTTTCAATTCCTATTACAGAATCTGGAACTTGAATATAATTGGAATTTTCATAAAAACTAAAAGTAGTTGATGTACCGACTATAGTTGATGTTCCTGTAGTTGTTACAATTCCAACTTCACCTGGTCCTCCTGCCTTTCCCCTATTAATATCATCTTGAGATATTTTATATTTTAAAAACATTCTCTCGACACCATCAAAGTGTCTTTCATTGAAATACTGAATGGCATCATCAACTAAATCATCAATTTGATCATCATCAACGTTAATTTCTAAAACCGGTGCTCCCAGTTTTCTAAGACAATAGTTAATTAATCCTTGTCTTGTACTTGGTTTAGCCACTAGTATGATCCTCCATCAATAGTGCTTGTCCATGCAGGAGTACCTATTCCCGCTGTTTCTAGTGTTGTTAATATATAGTTACTTGTTTCAATTGAAGTTTCTGTACTAGATGCTCCAACTAATTTCCCATCATTGTCGAAGTATGCGACACCATTGGGTCCGTTATAATCGCCAGAATCATAATATAAACCTTCGGTAACTGAAACAAATCCAACAATACTTACATTATCATTTATGTATAAATTACCTCCTACATAAAGATCTCCTCCAGTAGTGGTAATTCCCCCAGAAGAAGAAAGTGATGTAATTCCAACAATAGATATATTTCCACCAATATTTACAGATTCACTTACACCAATACCACCATTAACTACTAATGCACCAGTTGAAGTTGATGAAGAATTTGTTTCGTTGGTAAAAGTTACTATACCAGATAATACTAAAGTGGACGAATCTATAGTATCCGTCATCACAAAAGTTTGTGTAGAAAGATCCCATACAAGGATCATTCCATCACGAGTCTTTAATTGAGCATTAACATCATTTAAATCAATTAATTTTGAAGCTGCAGAAGTTTGTTGAGATAAAACTTTTACAGCATTTTGAGTACCTGTTCTCGCCTTTATAGTTCTATTATTAACAACTTTTGCTTTTATACCTGACATTATCTAGTCACTCCTCCTCTAACTATTGCGGATCCTTCAACCGCTTTTGTTATAGAAGTTTCTCCTGGAGATGTTAATTTTACATCATAAACATATCTTCCTGGTTTTATGCCTTCGGTAATTGTAGATGCCAAACTAATAGAAATTATGCCATTAGTACCATCACCGACAATATTTGTATTCACAACTGTAAATATAGAACTTGAGTATGTTTTTCTTATTTGTGAGTTTATAGTATATCCACTCAAATTTAATGGAAGATTTGTATTACTGTCTTCTAATTCAAATGTAGTTTCAAAATCAAATCCTTGCTCAATCACTATATTTGATACGAAAACTGCCATTATTTTAATATTTTTTTGTAGTTATACGTATATTTATAATTTAGATTTCAATAACTCATTTAATAGAATTTTAATTTCTTGAATGTCACGTTTCATATTATTTAATTCTTCTTTCTCGGAAGTTTTTCTTTTCATCCTATTCATATATCTATCATAAGCAATATCGTCACAATTAACAATTGCTCCAGTATCCTCATCTCTATAAAGATGAGGATGATCTTTAACTTTTATTAAATTCTTCATGCTAATGCGATTGTTCGAAGATCACTAATAATTGGTGCATTTGCCTGATCAGTTCCTGACATAATAATTTTAATTGAATATCCACTAAATTCTCCCAAATCATTAGCACTAAACTCATATTCTAAGAACTGGTTAGCAGAACTTGCAGGAACTTTAACATCAGATTTCCCGTTATTTAAAGATGGATCAACAACTCTAAATCCACCATCAGAAGTTGTAACAAGATTCTCATATCCAGGGAACAATTCAAATTCTTGTTCAATTTCAGATGAATCATCTCTGACAAGACTATAAAGAACTCTAATGTCTGAAGATGCAGGTCTATATGCCCCAAGTATAACCTTCAAAGAAGATGCTGGTTTAGAAAGACTAACAGTATCAGAAACATAGATTGCTGAGTGTGGATCATCTAAAATAGAATTTACTCTAAAATCAGTAGCAAAATCAGTAACAGGTCTATTCAAATAGTTTGATGCAAATTCAACAGTAGAATTTTCTAGATTTATAATTGGAGATAAATTTTCATCTGTACTGTTTAGTGTAATTGCTGCAGTAAATGATCTTCTTCCAGAAACATTATTGAATACTGGTTGTTGTAATTCATTTACTCTAGAGCACACTATTCTGGTAGATTTTAAATTATTGAAAGAATTTAACTCTACAGGTTCTACTTCATTTAAAAGTTGGAAAGAAGTTTCAGTGCCATCAATACTAGTTCCGGTTGTCGTTCGAATTACGGCACTTACTGAAGTCGAATCTCCAGGTGCCTGAACAAAGAATCTCGGATTTAAAGAATTAAACTGAATATTTTCAGTTGCATAGACATTATTTCCACCACCAACAAATTGTCTATTAAATGATAATTGTGGCAAAGTTGCAGTATCTGCAGATCTATTTACTCCATATGTAGCACTTCGATCTATTTCAACATAATATCCATTAGAATCAATTCCAGTATCGGAAATATCATAAATTACATTATTAATTCTTCTTAAAGATACTCCATTAAACTCATATTTCTGAACCTTAGAATTAACTTCATGAGATTCAGTTTTTCCTTCAATACCTCTAACAAGAGTTCCTAATTCATTTGAAGATACTGTTTGGTATGATATAACTTCATCTCCAATTTTTACATATCCTGGATTAGAAGCACTAACAGTCAATCCCTCAAAAGTTTCAAAGACGGAAGAATCTTGAACAAATATTGTATTCAATTCTGTTGATAATAAACCAGCAGTAAGAATTGATGGAGAAATATCAGATTCAACACCACTCAATTGCAATTTATTATTATTGGCATACATTCCATGATTGAAATGACTTACCTCTAAGTAATTTCCAGAATTTGTACCTGTGTTTGTTCTATCTGTAATTTGAGTAGTACCTAAAGATACAATGGTTGTATCAGTATCATAGTAACTTACTCCAATACCAGTTCGGAATGCATTTCCTGCACCAACTTCACCTTGAACATCAGTCAAGTAAAGTGTATCTCTTCCAGTAATTGCACTAATAGAAATTAATGCACCTCTTCCAGTTGTGCCACTATTAACCTCTACTACATCACCAACTTCATATCCGGAACCACTATCAGTTATTGTCACATTAGTGATTGCACCATTTCCATCTACACTATCAATAGTAAGTTTCAATCCACTACCTTTTCCGACCAGAGTAGTTGTTGCTAAATCCGACTGAGTTGTATAATTTTCTCCACCATTAGTAACTGTTGGAGTTCCACTAACTGGCCCTCCAGCATACTCAATATATCCATAACTATTTGGAATAGAACCAGCAATTTTTCTACCAGTATTTAAAATATCAATCAGTCCAGAATCTGTGAATGTTGTAACTCCAAGATTGACAGTTTTTGGTAGACCTGTAACTGGGTTTGTAAGTAAATTATTTACATATCCATTACTTTGATCTAAAGGTGGATTGCCAAAATATGCAATACCCGTATTTGCTGTGAACTTTGCTTTATAAAGTTTAAATTTAAGATCTAATTCTTGTGTAGGTGTCCAAATAGATCCATTTTGAGACTTAAACAAACTACCAAGTGCGAATTGCTTACTATAAATGACTGCTTCTGCATCAGGTAAAGATTGTGTATTAACAGTTCTCTCTCCCATTTTTGCAATCCAAACTTCATATTCATCTGAAGTAGGTGCAAGTAAAACTACAGCATATTCATTTCCTGGGGCAAGATATTTCGGTTCATCAAATGTAACTCTTGTCGCAGTTTCTCCAGTTGCTGATGTTGTAATTTGATCTGGATATAATGTTTTAGATTCTCCAACCAGATTTAGAGTTGGAATACCAAGTTCCACTGTTCTTATTTGAACTTCAAGAGGTTCACTACCTGCTGGTTTGTTAGCAAAATAGATATCTAATTCAGTAAGAACTACACCTTTATCATCACTACTAAATCCATTTAAATCGGGAGCATCAATATCTCTACCGACAACAAATGACTGTGCAAGAGGATCAGATCTTCTCGCTCTAACAACCTCACGTCTAGTTGTTGTTATAGTTGTAGTACGTCTTACCGTAGTGTCAATAGTTGTCGTTACTGTAGTCTGTATTTGTCTTGTTAAGAGAGTTCCAACAGCACTATAAGATCCTTGACCGGTAGAAATTAACTTACTTCCAGGTAATGGTTTGGTATTTGTAGAACTACTAGTTAATAAGTATGTCTTTTTACCAGTAAGAAGTCTTGGATTTGGTGCCGGATTTGTATGTGGATTCTTGATAAAGAATGAACCAAAAAGATCTCCATAATTATCAGATATCAATCTTAAATCTTTTACATATGCAATTGCACCACTCGTTTGCCCAACAATTTTTGCTCCTTTGGTAATGTATCCAAAAAATCTTCCCTGTGCTTCATCAGATAATGAATTCAAATCAATATTTAATGTTTTAGATGATTGACTATAAGAATTTGGCAAATTCTCCTTTCTTACATATGGATTAATGTTATAAGTTCTTGATGGTGAATTGAAGGAACCTTCTTTATGATTTGATGTTGCAAGTCTAAACCGACCTGTTTCTTGTCCACCTTTATATACTTTTACTGTTTCACCTGATGTAAATGATCCTTGTAAAGTGCCAGATGTTTCTAAAGATGTGCTATTAGCAATTTCTACGAGTTTTGGTATAAAATCTACATTACTATGATTATCTAAGAACTGATAATGTCTTGTGAGGGGTTTTAGTGATCTTCCGAAGAAAGAAACATTTCTAGATCTAATATATTGCTCATCACCACTTGAGATTAGAACATCTCTAGATCGTACATCAACTCTAGTTCTAGAACTTATTGAAGTCTGTGTTCTAGAGTTTGTACTACTTCTCCAGTCTGTTCTTTGCGTTGCTTGTCTGATTCGAAGGAGAGCAAATGCAAAGAAATCCAATCTATTTCTAAAACGAGGTATTTCAGGTGTTTCATTCTGTATTGGTATTGATACTGTGTTTCTAACAGTGTTAGTAACAACATTAGTAGTTCTTCTTGTTATATTCTGTACAGAAGGAGGAATGTATATTGTTCTAATCCAAAAATCATTTTCTGGGGATAATTTTACACTTCCAACATATTCTATTACATGGAATGGATTGACATTTTCAACACGAGTAGCAAGTGGTTGCTCTAACCAATCAATAGAATCATATTTTAGAGTAACAACATTTCCAGTTTTTTGAATATTTGGATCTAATAACTCAAAGTTGGTTGTTAAATCTAAATTTTCTTCAGAAATTTCTGATGAAGGTAAAACTCTTTGTCTTAAGGAATTTGAAAGAAGTCTTGGTCTCAATTGACCTTCACTAATATCTGCTGATGTTAAATTTTGGTCAGAAAGATTGCCATCTACAAAATTATCTACAAAGAAACCAGACTTAAATCTATTATTACCATCTTCATCTTCAATACGCAATGCTTCAGTACTCACCTCTAATAAACTTAAAGATGTGACTCTTTCTAAGTTTTCTATTCTATCTTCAAGTTGACCAATATCTCTCATGGTATATCTTCTATTATCAACCAAATTAATAGAAACATCATCAGGGTCATAAAGATATGGTGGAAGTATAATCGTTGCCAATTCCATCAAACTTTGATCATTACTTGGAGATGCTTTTGGATCTTTTGCTGAAACACCTTTACTAACAATAAGGTTTTCAAACTTATCAAGATATAATTTATCAATTCTAGGAAGATAAAAATCAAACCCAATTAAAGAACTCTCACCAGGTTTTAAGTTATAATCTGTAGTAAATGTTCTTGACCCAAAATCAAATGGTGAAGAACTTATTCCTGAATAATTAACAACTCTTGGTCTAAAATCTAATGTATCAGAAGCTCTAACATTATTAGGTCCAATTGTAGGAATATCATTTAAAAATCTATCAGAATCATAACTTAAAACAGTAAATACATCTCCAGTATCTGATGCAGGAACTATATAATGATCAAAAACAACTAGCAACCTTTTAGATGGTTCCGAATCTGTTGTTCTAATCAATCTTGAATAATCATAATATTCATTTTTCTGTCCACCATCAAGAACAAAATTATTTGTTACATTATTATATTTTCCTAATGTAATAGACTGAACAGTAGATATAATATTAGATTCTTTAAATGTTACAGTTTCTCCCGCAATAAAAGTATTCTGGTTTAGATAAACTACTCCCAGTTTATCTAAACCACCTGACGAACCACCTTCTGGATCAGTGGAAGCATTATTTGTGACTACTCTTGCAACTGTTCCACTTTCAGAACCAATGATATTTTCACCAATAATCGCATCTGTTCCAACATTAGATATTGAAGAAAATTTTATTACGTCTAATGTGGGATTTGCAGTATTTGTTGATTCGTATACTACAAGAACTTTTGAGACATCAGGAACATTTAATGAAATTTGATCATCTTGAACTCTGAGTCCATAATATGGATTATATGTTAGTCCATCATTGATTGATATGCTAGATGCAGACCCAGATTGTGCTAATTTTGATAACTCGACTACTTCTACTGCACTTCTAGTAAATTTTTTGATTTTACTTTGAATTCCATTCTTTTTGAGAGTTGTATTTACAACTATATCTGATTGATCGGAGGTTAATCCTTCAATTTCGACTCCAGTTCCCCCTCCAGTAAGAGTAAATGCATCAGAAGTTATTGTTCCAATTCCTCCCCCAGTATAATGAATAGAATATCTTTCTTGATCAAATGATTCGTAAAATGCACTTGTAATACCAGTTGGTAGTAGACCAAATACCAAATCTCCATCAACATCAGTTGATCCTTGAGTTATTTGCTTTGTTATTGCTAACTGCGAATTAGAAAGATCAACTGAAGATATGTTAGATTCAGGTAGATTTGTATAAAGAAATCCATTTTCACTATTTCTTATTTGTGCTTTTCTAAGATTTGCTGTATAATTTCCATTTCCGATGGAAGTTCCGTCATATACTCCACTAACACTATCAATACTAGCAATAGTTAGTGTTGCTAAATCTGAAGAAATTGATACAATTCTATTATATTTTAAATTAGTTCCCTCTACGACACTAATTATTTCGTTCTCTTTCACTCCAGAGAATAATTTTCCTGGACTTGTTACTTGAGTTCCAGTGACATTAACTTCTGTAATCCCATTAGAGAATTTTCTAGGACTTAGAACTGCATCTGCAGTAAAATTATATCCTGTAGATAAAAATGCAGAAAAACTTGGAAACTCTTCTGCTCCTTTTTGTCTAACAGTATCAAGTTGGTCAATTGTATTTTGAGTAAAACTTGCAATTGTTAATGCAGTTTCAATTCCATTAACAATTAGTTTTTCTCCGGTTACAAAAGTTCCTGAAGTTTGAGAAAGATTTAAATCTGCTGTAGAGGCACCAAGAACAACAAAACCACTTGCTCCACTACTTTTTCCTTTTATAAAGGAGGAAGTTGGAATTTCAGTTGCCGTTACACTTCTATTAAAAGTTACAGTTGTATAAGTTTGAATATCATAAAGATATAAATCCCATTGAGTTGCTGCACCAGAATATGCAGCATCAGTCAAGTTAAAGGTATATACTCTCGCAGCACCAATTATCGACCCCAATTGACCATATAAATCTAAAGTTTCATTTTCTTTTGGAGCACCACGGACATTATTAACTCTAAGTAAATGCCCCATCTCAAATGGAATATTTGCACTATTAATAGTTTCAGTGTCTCTTGGTTTTTCTATATCTATAGCAGTTTCTGTATCTAAAGTAACATCATAACCATCGACATATGCTCTTCCTGGACTTACCTGTAGACACATTAAGTCATCTGATGGAGTATTTCCTTGCTCTGTGGTCTCACCTTCCAAGTATAATCCATCATTGTCAATTCTATCATTTAATGAATTGAGGGCTTTAACATCAAATTCATCTACTGCATAATGACCAGATTCATCAAATGTTCTTTCTGCAATATAATCTCTTATTAAATTATAAACAGGTTTATTTTCAATTTTTTTAATTCTTCCTTCATCTACTCTTAATATCTCTACAAAATCAGTATCTGTATTATTAGATATTTCTTTTTTTGTAAGTGTTAATGCTATCTTTAATCTGTCTGCTCCTGGTGCTGCAAAATTAGTGAAACCACTTGCATTATCATACAAGGATGAATCATCTTTTGCATTTACAATAGTTTCTGATATTTTTAATCCTACTCTATAAGAAGGAGTATTTGTATAATAATCTAATATAAGTGTTTGCTTAGAAACTTCTACAAATGTTCCTCTAATAAAGTAAACACCATTATCTATAAATGCCGCTGAACCGGTAGATGTTGCATTTTGAGAAATTAATGATGCAAATACGGTTCCTGCATTAATTGTAGTGTTACCATATGTAACATTTTCACTTGCAAATAATTGCTCCCCATCTTGGAAAGTATCTACTTCTGCATCCTCTCCAGATTCTCCATATTTTACATAAATTGTAATATCAGTTACTAAATCACTATCAGATGTAAGTGCAACTTCTTGAATAGATGCTGTTACTCCCGAAAGTTGTCCTGTAATCTTCTTTCCAATAAAATTTTTAATATAAACAGAGACATCTATACCTAAATTGACCGCATTTAGTTTTACTGCAGAAAACTGATTATCAAAAGTTACAGATCCTGGAAGAACCATAGATCCTTCTTTAAAAATATTTCCACCAAAAGACTCTACTTGATTTTGTAAGATGGACTGGAGAGTTGTTAATTCTCTAGCCTGAACTGGATATCCTGGTTTAAATAAAACTTTATAAAAGTTTTTATCCCCATCAAAATCATCATAGTATGGGCTTATATTTAAGTCTGTGTTTTGTGCCATCTTTTTTTAGAATTCCAGAATAATTTTGATGTCTTCTTTTTGTCTAGAGTCTCTCTGAACTTCGGGTCGGTTGTCAATATAAATTATATCCCCCGTCTTTTTATTTATCTCTGGATTTGCAAGACCATTTGTAAAAGTAACTCCCAGATTAATCTGCTTATTATTAACAACTACAACACTACCATTTAAGTTAGTATTAATATTTGCAGAACCTCCACTAGTATTAAATTCAATATCATTACCAGAAATAAATGGTACTATATTTTTTGTACTGTTACTAAGTGTTTGATCTACCTTATTTCCAAAACATAATGATCTGTCTTGGTAATATTTCAGAACTTTAGTATCATTATCAAATGATACAACATAACCTCTTGCAATAACATTATTACCTTGATCTTGCGTTATTATTTCTCCAATATCCACATTTCTAGACTCTGATAGTCCAATACCAGAAAGAGATGAGAATGTATTTTCGGTAAAAGTTACTCCTGCTCCAGAAAATGTTTCGGGATTTTTTATAATTCCGACCTGGGCAAATTTAGTGTCTATTGGAAAATCTTTAGTCGAATCATCAAATCTCGCATACATTAAAACTTTATCTGTTCCCAACTCATCATAAATGTTATATCCATGACCTTTTGATGGGGGAATTATGGGTATTAATTTAGCCGGATTACCAGTTGCAGGTAGATCAATAATTCCATAAGTATATCCTTTTCCACCATTTGTCACCGCAACATCTGTTATAACTCCATTATTTGTTGTTATAGAAACTGTAGCACCACTTCCATCTCCTAAAATATCTGCAGTCGTGCCTGTAGTGTATCCTGTCCCACCATCCTCAATATATACTGCTTTTATTTGATTATTGTTAGTATCAGAATTTCCTCCTTCTCTAATAGTTTGAATACTAGAATCCGTTGTGGTTAACCAATCATTAGGGACTGTAATATATTCTGTAGAATCAAATTTAATTACATCTAATGGAGAAATGCTGAATAGATATTTCCATCTATATCCATCAGATCCTGCAACAGATGGTTCTACATCAGTCTGTGTTGGTTCTATTGTCGATCCTGTAACAGTGGGATTAGTACCAAAAGAACCATTATCTATGCAAATATAAACTTTAAATTCACTTGTGACAACATAATAATTTGCATCATATAATCTTACCGTTTTGGATACAGGTATTTCATTACCTTGTCGATAATCATGACGATACATGTCATAAGGAGTATTTGCAACCCATTCAACTTTTCTTATAACTCTTCTGGCATTTTCTGTAGTAATTTTCTTACCAAATAAACTAGTATCTCTATAATGAGACAAATATTGAAAATTATCTACAGGATTATTAGTTGTGCTTGTATTCCAATTGTCAGTTCTTCCAAATCCAACTGATCCTGGAGTTGGATTTGATAAACCTAAGAAAGCATAGTAAGAATTATTACTGATAGACTCTACAAAAGAACCAGCATTCAATATTCTAAATTGATCTGTTACGAATGCGGACATATTAATAGTTTTTTATATATTTATAAGACAATTTTAGTTTTCAATTATACTTCTCTTTTGGGCAATGCTCCAGTTTTTCTAATGCCAATACCTCTTCTCTGAATTGTTGGATATGTTGTCAATCCAGATACGGTATTTCCAGTAACTCCAATTGATATTGGGTTTGCAGATCTTGTTCCACCTTCTAATAATCCCCATGAGTATTTTCCAACTGGATTTAATATACTTCCAGTAGTTCCAAGACCAACTATATTAGAATTTGAATCTACATTACATGTAATAATTCCAATTGCATCATTATTAGATATGGCAGAAACGTAATAAACATTATCTAAGAAAGTAGTTCCAATTCCAACAACTGCAGAATTTGAATTGTCGATTGAGGTAACTCCACTACCAATTTGAGTATCATATATGTAAATTGGATATCCTACCGATAGTCCATTAAAATATTGATCAGTAACGTTATGCTGTACTTTAAATTCTAATGCTAAAGGAACACCAACTCCAGATGCTGTTGTAATACCAGTTACAATACCAGAGAAACCAGAGAAACCAGTAATACTAGGAGCACTAAATCCTGTGATTTTTTCAATATTAAGATTTGGAGTTTCGGCAAATATTGTGGGAGCAACTGTATATCCAAGTCCAGGATTGGTAATTGTAGTTCCAGTAACTATCCCATTCGTAATAGATGCCGTTGCTGTTGCTGTTGTTGTTCCTATCCCTACAAATTTCAGATTTATTGTCGTTTGATTTGGTAAATATCCAAAACCAGAATTAGTCGTAGTTATTCCATTTACAGATCCATTTCCATCAATCGAAGCAGTAAATAAAGCAGTGACTGGATTAGTATCTTCTATAATTACTGCATCTAATGGAGTCGAAGAATCGGTGTATCCATTATCAGTTTCATAATTAAATAATTCTACATTATCAACAAATATTTCAGTGTCCGTTGTAGACACATCTTTGATAATTCTTGCAGTTGGGAAGATTAACGGTTCTAATACATCTCTTGATTTATATACATATTGACCATTAATTTTCTTATCTGTTTTTTGCTTAGTCCAAGATAAAGGTTTGTAATTGGTTTCATCAACTCCTAATCCAGTATATCGATTAGTTTCAAATTTATCAGAGAAAGTTAAGTTATAAACTGTTCTTTCATCTTGTGTTATTGTATTTGGATAAATGTTATTACTTATAACTTGAACAATATCACCAGTTTCTATAGTTGGTATAATATTATCAACTAATATAGAATCAGTTCCATCAACACCTTTATAGAAGTAAATTTCAATTTCATCTTGAGGTAGTGGTGCTCTTGTAAATACAAATGATGTCCCACCCTCAAAGATATAATTTTCTACTGGTTTTTGCAATACTCCATTAACAAAAATTATAAGAACATTGTTAATATTTTCTTCAATTGGAGAATTTTTTTGAGGTTCAAAACTCAAAAGTTCTGAATTGTAATTAAGTGGGAATCTAGTTCTTGATCCATCTTGTAAGTTTTGAATGGAATCAATATAATCAAGTTCACCAAATTCCCAAGCAGCAAAATTATCAGAGTAAGTATCAACTACTGTAATCTCAAAATCTGATATTGGAGACGATAGAGAACCATCAGTGACTAATCCAACTGGTTTGAATACATCACCTCTTCTGAAATTATATCCTGGTCTTGAGAATTTAACTTCACTTACTTCGAATAAAGTAGATCCTATTCCCGTAGATCCACTAACTTTTAAATCTACTAATAATCCATTTCCTGTATCAGTTGTTGCTCCAATTCCTAACCTAGAAACACCAACTACTGGTAGATTCTTATATGATGGATCAGAAACGAATATTTCAGGATTACTATATCCAGTTCCTCCACCAACAACATTAAATGATAAAGTTCCTCCAACACCAATATTTGCTGTGATTGTTGCTGCAGCACCAGAATGACCACTTTCGTATACTGATATTCCAATAGAAACTAAACCATTGTATCCAGAACCATGTCCTGTCGTTCCTAGTCCAACAGATACAATAGAACCTCCAGCACCAACAACAGCAGTCACAGAAGCACCTACAAGTGGTGCAAACCCAAGTCCAGGTGTAGATCCATAAGAAACTATAATTCCACCTCTAGGAACTTCATTTAAATTAACATCGTAATCAGAAACAATATATTGAAGTGGGTCATTGAAACTTGTAATACCTGAGAATTCTACAGTTGTTATTCCTGCACTGGAGTCTTCTAAGATTTGATAATTGAATCTTGTTGGATTATTATCAGTTTTGGGTGATTGATAAATGTTATTAATGAATACTAAACCACTTGCACCTTCTGTTCCAATTCCTGTAGTATTTGCACCACCAACTTTCAGAGTAAATGTTCTTCCAATTCCAGTAAATTCATCGGACAAATCATCATAAACTTTATTATTGTCATAATTAGATTTAAAAAATACTCTACCAGTAAATGATGAAGTTTCAAAATCTAAATTATTTTTTGTTTTTGCGATTTGTGGATTACCTCTTGGTGCTTCCGTGAAATAAATTTCACTGTCTTCAATATTAAATGATCCTTTATAAATTCTTACTAAGGTGGAATCTGCATGAGTTGTTGCGGAAGAACCCACAAATCCTCTCTTAACCTCAACTAAATTTATAGTTCCATTATTTGTAATTGGTCCCACATTTGTTGTTCCAAAACCAACATTAGTGACACCCATATATTCTTCATCAACTTTCAATATATCTCTTGGATTTATTGTTGAAATTCCACTCAAAGACACAATAGTTCCGATATTGTTTAGAGAACCACCAACATTTCCACTCAAAGTATGTGTAATCTTAGTAGGTGCTATTGGGTATTGGACCAATTCATCAACAGTTAAGATGCACTTAGTGTTTCTTTCTTTCATAGTGAATCTATGAGCATTTCCTTCTCCAAGAGAAGTAAATGTTGTTCCAATTCCTGCAGCAGCTGCTGTAGTTGTTATTGCTACTTTGAAAGTATTTTCGGTTAATTTAATAGCATATACTGTTGATGGCAATTCTCCACTAGAAGTAACCACTGCACTAGTTCCAACACCAACGATTGTAGAGTTTGGAGTATAGATTAATTCTTCTCCAGTTACGAAGAAGTGATTTTGAATTGTAAATATTCCAGTAGATGCATCTAATGCAGATGAATTGGGATTAAATTTCTTCGAGAAAATTGGAATATTATTATCAGTCAATTCAAAACTACTTTTATTAATCCTATTGAGATTAATAGCATTATAGAATTTTTCATCAATACTTTCAGTTACGGAACCATATGATAAATCTAAAGGTTCATTAACAACATCTATTAGAGAATAAAATGATTTACTGAATATTTCAATATCAATTTGACCTGTTTGATTTGCATCTGGGAAGAATTTAAGTATTAAATCACTTCCAGATATTTCTCCACCAAATGTTCCAATACCAGAAGCATCATCCAATTCACTATCATCATTAGATACTGAAAGGAAAGGTAATTGTTGAGTATAAACATCAGATCCTTCATCAATTAACAAAACCTGATGGAGTGCTTTTGTAGAACCTATACTTACTTGAATTAAAGATTTTGATGCATTAAATAAAGATCTATCTAAGGTTTGAATTGTTGTAGAGGAAGCACCTACTGTAGAATAATATCCAGAATCGTAAATTATGCTTCTTTCTTGACCATCAAATTGTTCAGAAGATTTAAATCTGTATGTACCAATTCCAGTAGATGTTGTACCAAATCCAACAATATTAGTTCTTATCTTAAGTTGATCAGAAGAAGTATTTTCGTGTATTAGTGATAAAACTCCACTTCCCAAGTCAGTGCAAGTGAATATACCTATTTGATTTCCTGTCGAAGAACTCAAAACATTGCTATCAATATAGTATTCTGACATGAAAGTATTTGTTCCAGCAATAGAAACATATAATCTCACATAATTCATGTCATTGGTTTCCGTATTGATCACTTGTGCATTAACATAAAGAGATTTGAAATTATTAGCATCTAAAGAAATAATTGTTGTAGTTCCAATTCCTACACTAGTATTTTCTATATTTACAGAACCTGTCAAATTAACAAAACCTATAGACTGTGTTCCAACACCAGATAAAGTTGAATTAAATATTTGCTTAATTACTTTTAGATCATAATTTGTATTAATTGTATCATTTGGAACAAATCTTAAGAAAGTTTTTTCAGTTTCGTCTGTAAATAAGTCAAAAATACCATAATTAAATTCTTGTCCAGATATGGACTCATTTTCAACAATGACTGATTCTAATTCATTTTTTAAAATAGTAATATCTGTTAACTGAAGTTCAGTACCATCTTCACTAGACACTCTTAATAAGTAATTAAAATATGTTCTATTATCAAGTTCTTCTACTAATAAAAATTCTGTAGATTCAGATTCTGAGTTTGAGAATTGATTTTGAAGATCATCAATTGTTAATACATTAAGATTTTTTAATTCTGTATAATTTGTAAGTCTTTTAGTTTTTAATTTTAAAAATTTTGATTTTGAATCTACAACATCAACATCAATAACATTATCAAAATTATTAATAGTGTCTACTCTTTTCTCATCAATTACATCATAAACTATAGTAATTCCATCTTTAGTAGTAGATAAACCTGCACTTGTATTTGATGTTATTCCAGTGTCCGCAAAATTTTTCAATCCACTTGTATGAACTAAACTTTCTACTGGAGATTGCTGATCTCTATATGTTATTGAACTCTTTACGGAATAAGATAAATTTTGATAGTAGTTATTATCTGGAGTGACCTGAAAATCTTCACTTAATTTTCCAGTTTCAGTATCCCAACCAATATCTTTTGTGTTAGAATATCCAACATTAAATGTTCCTTCATTTAAATTTATAGACTTAATTGTTGCGACAGTGCCAGATTCATTTCCAATAACAACCTCACCTACTGATAACTCATATGATCCTAAAACTTTTAAAGAATCTCCACCACTTCCTGTAACTTCCAAATCTCTTATTATCTTATTTGAAGATAAAGTTTCTCCAATAAAAAATTTGGATGGTTCTTGAACTACCTTGAAAGTAGGATAATCATTTTTATTAATTATTACTCCACTAAAATCTTGAATTGGTTTTGCAATTCCAGTATTTGTGGTGAATTCGGATACACCAATAGAGACTGTATCATTAACTCCCGCAGTGCTATATCCCTTTACCTTAAAGAATTTGTATCCATAATCAGAAGAATTGAATCCATCTCCATCGGAACTAGATTTTATAATACCTTCAATGAATACTTCATCTCCAACAGCAAATGGTGGAGTATTAAAAGTATTTCCAATACCAGGTGTTGATATTGTGCATGTGAAAGTATCACTATTTGATGATTCTACCTTTTCAATCGCAACACCATTATTATTATTTGTTGTAAAAACTTTTACAGTTTCATCAGGTAAACCTTTTGGTTGTACTTTAATATCTAAAGAAGAAATTGCAGATCCTGTTATTTTTGCCTCAATAAATCCAGAATCTATTACACTTCCATCTTTAGAGTTTACAAGAGTGATTGATGGTGCAGATACATAACCTTCACCTCCACTAATTATTGATATCTGACTTAATGTATTTGAATCTTTTAATACAATATTTGGAGAAACCTTAACCTTAGGTCTTAAAGTTTTATCCGAAGAATAGGTAAATCTATTATTGATGACTCTACTTTCTTTTATAGAACCTACATCTATAGATTTTACGTTTACGATTAAATCTACTCCAGAAACAGAGTTTGTATATTTTAAAGAAGGTAATTTTTTATATCCAGTTCCTGAAGATATAATACTTAAAGATTTAACTGGCCCAGATGGAGAATTTGATATTGTTGAGTACTCTAATGTGTCACATTCGGTTGAACCATAAGAAAGTTTTTCTGGTTTTTTGTCAATATTTACATTAAAGGTTGTTGCCGCAACACCACTAATAGTATATGAGTTATTATAGTCACTATCAACATACTTAATACTTGAATAATTATTAACATCAGTATCGGACTTAACTAATACTCCATCTTTTTCTAAGGTATAGAACAATTCACTAATTTGTAAGTTGTAATCTAATGTAAGAGTTGCTGTAGATGTTACTCCAACAGTTCCTACTCCAGATACATTAAAAGTGACACTAGAACCAGTAGAAACAAATTCATTATTGAACTCTTTGTCCTGATACAATCTCAAACTATAATTTACGAGTGAAGAATCTGAAAGGTCAAATACTAAATTATTATTTTTGATTGGTTGTAATTGTGGGTTAATTAATGAGATTGATTGTGAAGAACTTCCTGTAGAAGCAAAACTTACAACTGTCGGAGGATTTTTCTGAGAATCTATTAAAGTTTCACATAGATTAATTCTATTTCTATTAATCCTATAAACAAAATATTCCTCAGATCCATTATCCTCATAAAGAATTTTGTCTCCGGTTACTAAACCATGATCCGAAATAGTAATTTCGTTAGATGTAGTATTAATTCCTGTAGAGTTGAATCCAATTGGATTGACTACAATATTATCAATTTCCGATTTATAAAGAACACGAACTGCTGTTGAAGTTCCAGTACCGACTGAAAGATTTGGTTGAACATCTAATGTTACTGTATCTCCATTTTGAAGTTCATGAGAAGTTGATACAGAAACAGTCACTACATTCTTATCTACATCTCCCAATATTTGAGTATAATTAGATTCGAATGAATACTTATCACTATCATCTCCATTATCATGGAAGAACAATTCTTCACCTGCAATTTCAGTCTTTAATCCAATAAGACTTGGACTTTTCTTAACTACAAAAAGGTTGCTTTGGTCTAGCAAAGGTTGTTGTGATGCAGACAATCCATCAATAGAAACATTTATATCTATTCCATTTTTAGTATAAACAACTGGTTGATTCGTTACAAAAGGATGATTTTCAATGTAAATTTCTTTTGTAGGAATACTTCTAATTACATTAGGAATATTGCCAAATGTAAATGATGTACTGTATCCAACACCACTTATAGTTCCAACACCAACAGATTCTCTAGGATTGAAGAAAACCTTATCATTTACTTTTGAATCAAATTTATCTACAGATTTGGAAATTGTAAAAGAATCTGGTAAGAAAGATACTGCTGTTCCAACAGTATGTGATACACCTGCCAATCCTCTTTCGATTCTAATAATATTTTGATTTTTAAATACTTCAAGAATTTTTAAAGTTTCTGTTTCAATACTAATACTACTACCAACTGATACTTGTTCTGGAATTGGAGAAACATAAATTTCTGTTGTAAATCCTACAGATGCAGATGTTATAGTAGAAAGACATCTTCCATTTGTATAAGAAGGAACTGTAATTTGATGTGTTCCATTAAGTGCCGATAGATTTGTAGAAAAACCAGATATAGTTACATAATCTAAATTTAAAAGGTCATGATTGGGTAATATTGATATTTTTACTCTACTCGTAGATTCCCATGTAAAAATAGAATTTAAGTATTCAGTTGAATTTGTATTTAATTCTATAATACTCTTTCCTTTAACAGAAGCAACACTAACATCTAAACCACTTCCTGAAGTATCTGTATTATCAAATACTAATTTATCTCCAACTTTGTAATTACTACCAGAATTTTCAATCTCTATAGATTTTGCAGAGTCTGATGTTACAGACACTACTTCTATTTTTTGATCTAAAATATCACTAGTTTCATTAATAAAATCATAATCAGACTTTAATTCTGATACTTTGTAAGGAAAAGTATTTCTTAATAAATTTGAATTATTGAAATCAAATGATTGATCCAAATTGGAATTAGAAATTAATTTTGATTTATACTTATTGCCTATAAAATATGGGAATTGATCTATCGTAGCATGATATGCATAAACACCATTTGGATACTCTATATTTTTTTCATATCTACCATTATATTCATCTAAATCTCCATCTCCATTAAATTGATAGTCTTCAACAAAAAATCCAGCATCAAATCCGGATGGTCTATCTTCAACATTCGATGTATTTAAGATATATCCAGATTCTAATGATTTCAATCCTGAAGATGTATCATTAGGATTGATGTATCCATATGGCCCGTAGATTGGATTGCCATCATAAGACCATCCGATTATTCTTGAGATACTGGTAGATCCTGAACCTACTTCACTTTCTTTAAAAGAATTTCTCAAATTCTCAAAATACTTTGATACTGAATATTGAAGATTATCGTTACCTTCTAATAAAACTTCTCCAGTAGTGAATCTTGTAATATTGTCATTTAAAGTCAATTTTCTTATTTGTGGATCAATGAAGGAATTTTTTCCTGATGAAACAACTTGAATCTTTGTATTTGATGCTGAATATCCAATACCAGTATTCAAAACCTTAACTTCTGATATTTGACCATTATTAATTATTGCTCGTAATTCTGCACCGGTTCCAGAACCAGAAACAATCAATTCTGGAACAGAATAATATTCACTTCCAACAAAACTTGTAAAAACACTAATTATTCTTCCATTAACAATTGATGGTGTTAATTGAGCAGATTTTCCATTTTTTATAGAGATTATTGGTTTTTTCTCTAAATTTAAAATTGAAGATCCATATCCAGTTCCAGATTCATAAACATAAGCATCAACAATACTTCCTTTTACTACTGGAGTGACTACTAAATCTCGATACTCTTGAGTAGTAGTTCCAAATCCTACAGTATTATATTTAATTGAAACAGAAATTTCCGGATATTTGAAATATTGATATCCACTTCCCGTACTATTAAATGTTTTATAATCTTGTCTTTCATAATTTGAAGTAACTGTTCCTCCAATTCCAGCATCACACAATCTAAATGAATCGTCATCAAGTTTTAATACATAATATTGATTTGTAGTTGTAATTCCAGATATTTGTCCAGATTCATAATCATATTCAATAATTTCACCATCATTAAATCCATGATTTTTGAAATTGACAGTGTTTTGTGTTGTAGATATTCCTGTAGGTTTTACAATTAACTTTCTATTAGTATATCCTTTTCCTTCATCAATTACTTTTATGTAAGAAACTTCTTTTGAAGATGAAAGAGTTGAGAATTTGTGTGTTCCAATAGAACCGGTATAGATTCCTACAACATTTGTATTTGATTGCTGATCACTTAAATTATTATATAATTTTATTGTTTTATTATTAGTGACACCGACATAATATACTGAATTAGTAGGAAGATTAATATTATTCGATACCGTTCCAATTTCTATCGGATTATTGCCTAAAGGATTATAAATTACTTCCTGACCATTGACAAAGTTATGATCTGTTAAAAATATAATTTGATCTGTTGTTTCACTAACTCCTCCACCATTAGAAAATTCGTCTGCATTAAATAAAACTTCTCTAGGTTTTTCAATTATTACAGGTTCGATTACAGCACCACTACCATTTCCTCCTGAAATATTAATAGAAGTTATCTCTCTAATATTATAATCTTGCGAATCTACATATACTTTTTCAAAACCTCCACTAATAACAGGTTGAATTTTTGCAGCAGTGCCAACACCAGTAGAAACTTCAACTAATGGGGGATTAATTACATCAAAATCTTCTCCACCAGAAAGAATATTTACATCTTCAATTGGACCATAATAAATTACATCTTTAGATTTATAGTTATTAATTTCAACACCATTGATTAACATTCCAGTAGTTCCTGGAGTTGTTAATGTTCCGGAACCATTTTCAATATTTTTTTCTAATGGAAACTTTCTTAAAAGTTTTTGTATTCCTAGATCAGTTTTTATTTGATAATCTAAAGTAAATGTATGAGTTCCTATACCAGAATTTGGTACTTGAAATGTTACATTACTATCTGAATCTAATAGGGAAGGTGTAGTATATAATTTAAATTGATTTGTAGATGTTACTTTTACATAATAATTACCAGTTTGCAATCCAACTAAAGGTTCATCTTGTGGAAGATAATATATTTTATCTCCCGTTAAGAAGGGAATAGAAGGATTGAATTCAATAAAGTTATAGATATCATTACTTTCAGAAAATTCTGGAATATTAAAAGTACTAGCAATACTTACTTTTTTAATACTAGTTTCAATATCAAGACGATAATCTACAATCTCCTCCTCATCTTCGTCTAAAATTACTTCTGATGGTAATGAATTTGATGCAACATATGCATAATCATCCTTATCAGCATATAAATTAAGTATATCTGATAATACAGAACTACTCCCAAAATTCGAACCGGAAGATTTTGTTTTATTTAATTTTCTTCTTATATCATATTCTTTATTTGGATCTAAAGTTGGTTTGTTTATTAAAGTTAAAGAATTTTCTGAAACATCAATATTTTGAATGTATGGTGTATTAGAAGAAAATACTATAGTTTCACTACCTCTTTCTAATATTTCAACTTCATCTCCAATTTTTAAGCTGGATCTATCAATATCGGACCCTAACTCATTAGTACTATTATTTACAATCTGATATCTTGTACTAGTATTGTAGATAAAAGAATTTGCAAAAATTTCTTTCCAATTTGAATTTCTATTTTTAATCTTATCTCCAAGATTTTTAACTGTAATTATATCATTTTCATCTACCTTAAAGTCTTCATTTTCTTCTACTAAATCTTGTATTACTCCAAGCAATATTAATTCAACTTTCTTAGAAGTATCTCCATCTTCATAAGAAAAGTAAGTGTCTTTAGATCTAATATTTGATGATGTAGTTATAATATCGTTGATACCAGTACATCCAAAAAATTGATTAATACTTTTTCCAGTATAAGAAATAGTATTATTTCCAGAAACTAATGTCCCTGATTGTGGAAAACTTACTGTCGAATCTACTGTTAAAATAGAAGACCCTACTGATACACTTTCAATTAACTTTGTATTTGGTGTGATTTCAAAATTTCCTACAACTGAAGATGAGTTTTCAGTATTTCCGATATAAAATTCAATTTTGTAGAATGTTTTCCCTTTTCTTGAAAATGGTTCTATAGCCGATATTGAGGCAGTTGTATTATCATCAGTAGTTTTTATGAGAGTTTGTCCGACAATCTTTGAAGGTTCTCCTGATATTACTTCTGCTATTGCAACTTCTCTTCTTACATAATTTGCAGAAGATGGTTTGATTAAATAATCTTCCAAATTTATAATTGAAGGAGTTTCTCCAAAAATAACTTTGAAAAGTATTTTTATTGCTTCGTCTGTTCCTTTAGAAGCATAAAAATCTTTTGCTCTTCTGATGAAATTTCCAACGTCAATTTCATCTACAAATTTAATATCTTCTAATCCTGGAGTAAAAGTATACTTCAGTTTTTTATAAAAATCTTTTAAAAATAAAGAACTTAAATTCTGAACAGATGTATCGTTAGAATGCCCTGCTGCTGTTGATGTGGAAAAAACAAGTTCTCCACGATTTAAATCTTGATGATAATCAGTTACTCCACTAAATCCACGAACACATCCAGTAAAACTATTCGTAGTAATTCCAGTATATGTGATGATTTCATCATCAATTTTAAGAAGTCCATACTGATTTGGAAATCCTTTTGTACTGGAGACACTAATTATAGTATCAGTAGATGTTATACTAGAACTAGTTGTTGTACTATCAACAATAACTTCCGGTTTTAAGTTATCTAATTTTAAATACTGATCTAGATTATCACTAATATCAATAGGACCACCTTGATATTCTTGAGAAATATAATATTGTTTTAAAAATTCTACCGCATTCGGACTTTCATCCAATATAAAACTTGGAAGTTGATGATCAATTAAATCTTGTACTTTGATTCTAGATTCAAAACCAGTTTGTATCATATTACTTTCTTACTAAATTTCCGTTTGAATAACTTGATGTATAGAAGTCGTTAATAAATCTGGTGCCAGATATTTCATCCCCAGAAGCAATCACATCCCTAACAATATTTATTGTACTTTTAGAAATGTTTAATGAGATATACAAGTCTCTTAATCCAACAACATCATTAGATTCTGGGAATGCTTGTATTTCAATTAATCCATTACTTAATGAAGTTGAAGTAATATTAATAGTATTTAAAATTACTTCTCCTTTCAAATAATCAACAGTTCCTGCTGATTTTACAACGACTCTAGTTTCATCAGATATTTGCTTTACAATTGATAAGGTCCCCATTTTTAAATCTGCATTAGGAATATCTGTAAAATAAACCGTATCAGATTCACCTGAAATTTTAAATCCAGTAGATTTTATATTAAATCCTCCAGATTTTACATTAAATCTATTTCCATAACATAGTTCATATTGTACAAACTTATTAAGAATAGGTGATAAATCTCTACGAATAATAATTTTTGTAATATTTGATGTAATCGCAGTATCTGTATTATCAATAACTTGTTGTACTTTACTATATCTAAGTCTTCCACCAAATTTATTTAAATCTAAAGACTCTGAATATTTTTGAAGAGAATTTGTAACAGAAGTTTTTAATGTATCTGGACTTGATACTTGTGAATAATTATAGTAAACAGAACTATTCAGTTCGACATAGAGAATTTTAAGGTCAGTTATTTTTTGATTTATACCAGATACTGTAAATTGCTTTAACTTTGATAAAATTTGTGTCTTATTAAAATCCGAAACAAATGTTCCATTCTTTGGTTTAATACTAATCTGAACCGTACCGAACTCGGGAGGATTCATTTCTTCTCCACCAACTACTGATACCGATTCAGTATCTGGATATATTCTTTTTATAATTGCTTCATAGTCTCTTGATGTAACAGCTCTGTATTGAGACGAATATAATCTTGGTGCATAATATTTAATTGAATCTATTGGTTCAATATCCCCACCATTGATTGATGATTGATTAGTTGTAATCGTAACAGTTCCTGGATCAATAACCGCACCAGTCGCAGTTTCTAGTGTTCCAGAGAATGAGAAACTAGAAGCACCATTTCCATCTCTTCCATCTGTAATAATATAGTTGGCAGTAATTATAGTTCCATCAGAACCAACAGCATCTCCCAATTTTTTACCAATAAGACCATCACCAAATCTTAATTCGTATTTTTCATCTTGAACTTCATTGATGAAGAAAATTCTAGAGTTTTTATCTACATCAAAAATATTTTCTGAAAGAAAATATTCAATACCAAGTCCATCTTGTTCTGTTTTTTTAATGTATACCTTAAGTGTCGATGTATCAACGAAAGAATTATTCAGAACAAATCTTTGATCTAAAGAACCATCATACTGAAATTGTTTGGTTAAAAATATTCCCTGATAAACATTGAGGTTATTGAAAGATGCTATACCATCCACAACGTTTGCTGTAACGTCCTCTGGAATGGCAAAGGTATATGTAGTGTCATTAGCACTCCCTACACATACTATGCCTGCCTTAAGGGTCAATGTAGGAGTATCTGTGCTAGTTGTTACATTAAAGGATATCTGTGCTGTTGATGCGACTCTAGAACGGGGTACATAACCAATGTTACCTGCCAGAGAAACTACATTCTCTCGAAGAGTTGCCGAATCCAAAAAGGATTCATTCACAACCATATTCGAATTAAATGCAGTAATGTAAGTATTATATGCTAATGTATCAATTAAAACTGAAAAATTTGATCCTTCAAAGTCAAAGTCCGTGAATGTAGAGTTAGCACGGAGATAATCTTTGATAGAAGTTTTTATCTGATCAAAATCTAGATTTGTATATTTTGTAAAAGGCATTTTATCTGGTTGCCTCTAGGAGGAATGAATATTCTTGTGTCGGAAACTCTTGACCAATAATATCAAATATAACTGTTACATTAAATGTATTTTCGTCTGCTATTGGATCTACCTGAACGATCAAATTTTCGACTCTATCTTCAAAATTATTAATTGCAATTTCAATTTGGTCCTGAATAACTGATGCAGTACCAAAATCAACGAACTCAAATAGACTTCTTCTTACATCAGATCCCAACAAAGAGTTAAAAAATCTCTCTGTTGGGATAGTTTCTACTATATTTCTTACGGAACGACGAATTGCGTTCTCATTTTTAAGAATCGGAAGATCTTTTGTCACAGGATGAGGCTCAAAAGACAAACTAATGTCCTTGAATGACCGTGATATCCTCTGAATTGCCATTGTTAAAGAGTTTTCTTAATTATATTTATACTCTATTCCTGAAGATTCTTCTGCCCTTTCTTCAAATCATCATGCATAATCTCCTGAATTACTCTTTCTTCAGGATCTTCAGTTTTTTTAGGTAATGACCAGTAATCTGTGGTCAAACTTGTTGTTCCCCACACTTCTTTCATGTAACTTACACTTCCATCAACCGGTGAATTGCTCATTTTGCTCCTGATTAGTAAAATCAGAACTTTTTGAGGGGTTACTATCCCTATTTTTATTTATTTTCACCCTCTTCGGATGAATTTTCACGTTCTTGTGCCGTCTTCCAGAAATATTCGTCCTCACGTCCCATTCCAAGTCGTTCAAATCCATTTTCAACCTGATAATATTGAGTTGAAACCTTAAAATCAGGCATTTTTGGTTCGACAGGTGTCAAACTATTGTCAAAAATACGTAATCTATTGTTTGGATACAGTGCATACTGCCCATTCTCAAGTTCAATTAGGTTATGAGACTTATGTTCGGCAGGATTTTCACTGGTAGCCCAATCAACATAGTCCGGATCATGATGATAGTTGTCTATGGTACAAATATAAGTACCTTTTACATTACCATAGTCCCGTGTATAACATTCAAAGTCCATTGAACCAATAAATTTCTTATCCACTGAGACGACCCCATAGTCCATACAATTCCAAAACTGTAGGTTTGGTAGGTTCATGTCCGGACTTGGTGTCTCAGGGTCTGCTACAAAGGCACTGATAGGCAATTTATCATACATTGCCGCATATTCTGGTAGATAGTTCTCAAAATAAAAAGCACGTCCAGGGATCGATTTAACCGATACCCAGACGCCCTTTACAAATTCACCATGTCCACTTTGATGATCCGTTAGATATTCCTTACGAACCCATACTTCTTGTGATGGAAGATTTGCAATCAAACATGCCATATGGTGACGATAAAACTACACCTATATATCAACCCCGTCCTTGTCCACGATATACTTTACGCTTCCCATTACGAGAAGTCGCGGCATATTTTGTGTGCTTCCCACATCCCTGACGAGTTTTTTTCGGTTTGGCTTCCACAAAACCATTGCCACTCAATCCAACCTTTGAACGCACTGCCATAATAACTCCTTAATACTTTGTGATTTTTGTTTCTAGATCTTGTGGTCTTGGAAAACCTTTCTGATAATACTCTACCGAAAGGTCCTCCATCTTATCAAAATACTCCTCCTCCGTCAAGTTCTTATACAGAACTTTCCCTTTATGGAGAATTGTATATTCTGTCAGTCCCATCAGATGACTCTTGTCTTCTCGTGCCCAACTCTGATACGTGGATCGCACCAAATCTCAAAACCCGCTTCGATAGCATCGAGACAGAATGATACATCCTCTCCACACATATCCTGTACCTCCCCACTCTCAAAGACCTGCATCTTAGGAGCAAACCATGGATACTTCATTCCATCATTCTCAAAGACTCCGTGCTTAATTAGCAACCATCCAAATCCGGCATAGTCTACAGTGAAAGGTTTACGTCTCTTTGAAATACTCTCCCCAGTCTCATGATTCATCACTCCACCACTCTTACGGAAGTCGTCCTCATCTAACCAATGTGCAACTGAAGTCGTCTTACCATCTTCGGTCATATACCATCCACTTGCAATATCTTGATCCATTAGAACCAATTGCCAAAACTTCTCTGTGTTAAACACAATATCACTATCAATCCATAATTGCCAATCATACTGCAACTTACCGTCCCATGGAATTTGATCCGGTCCTCTCAGTACATTCGCACCTAAACATTTGCATCTTGCAAAGTTTACCATCGATGAATAATCTTGAGAAATTTGGATACTCGCTCCTGCTTGCACTAAGTCAAAACAAAGTTGTACAAAGTTTTTGAGATATGTATAAGAAACTCCTCTACCAGGTAAACAAAAGACAATGGACTTGCCTCTTACCATTTCCTTTGCTTTCTCATAGTCCCACTCTTCAATACTCTCAGTTGCTTTGGGAGTCTTTGCTTTTACTGTAAATCCTTTAGCCATAACTTTAAATGAACTACTTCACTATCATAACACTCTATCTATACTCAGTCAATACTTCGGTACTCAGTCAAGACTTCGAATTACAATACAATCATTCTCTACCTCAATGTTTACTTCTGTTCCCTCGTACCACCCCTTCTCATCACATATCCATTCTGGTATCGTTACATAGTGTTCACCACTTACTGGGTCGATCTCTATAGTCGTAAAATTTTCCTGCGGATTTTTTTGCATATCTTTGAATCCTTGATGCCGTTTTTTATATATGAAAATTTTTTTGTGGGGGGGGGTCTTGGTAAATCCTCCGAGGTTTATATTTAGAGGTCGATAGGGGTCGTTTATAGCTTCCAGGGACCCATGGATTTTATATACGGGGGCATACAACATAAGGGGGGCAATCACCCCCCACTGCTGTATCACGAACGAATGCCCCTATCTATCAACTGCCTGCGAACTCCCCTCCTAACTTGATTCATAGCATGAGGACATGATGGTGATGAAGGGGCAGTATAAGTAAATCCTATGTAATGCCTAAAGACTAAATGTGTCCTTTGACGTTCTAAGTTATAACCCATAGAATCCATAAAGATGCGTACTTCTTTTTTGTATTTCATGATATGGAGAATTTAGTGTTGTTAAAGTTAGCATAACTGAACTGCTCACGATTAACTAACTTAAATGTACCATACTCATTAGAGTAGACATAACCCTCACCACCGATTGGAGTTTGTCCGATGTATGCCTTTGGACCATTATTCCGACAGAGATAGATAGCATCTTCTTTTATCGACTTAACTAATAACCAGAAACTGATGAGTTTCTCATTCATAAAGGTAGAAGCAATGACAGGACGATTCTCACGAATACAAGAATTAAGTTCCTGTTTAATCAGTTTGGCATCCTTATCTGTTACAAACTCAACGTTCTGTGCCATTACCTTAGCAAAAGAAATTACATCGTCTAAGTCATGGAATCTCTTCAGTCCATCATCATAACGACCGGATGCAATCGTTGCTCTGGGTTTTACAAACTTACAATAGAATGTATCTGTAATAGTGAAGTTCATCGGGTGTGCGATTGCATCCCTTAAATCACTCTCTGCTGTGTAATACGTATGAGGGGCAATGATAATCTCCTCCTCTACAATGTTATCGAACTGATAGGTGATTGTGTTCGGTGTGTATTCATCAGACCCACCGAATCCGATAAAGTCACCCTGAAAGATGCCGTCAGTTAGTGGAAGATAGTCATAGCACTTATGAAGAATATTAGCAACATTGCCCGTGTGGTTTGCATCAATATCCTGATGCGATTCGTTGATTTTGATCTTTACTTTATTAAAGACTGATTTAGTTCCTACAAAGAAATTACCGGTCGCAGGATTCTTTCCCCATACGATTGCCGGTGCCCCATCCATCTTTACTGACAGATTGCCCTCATTACGTAGACAATCAAGAGCACTTAAATCACCGGTGAGAATGGAATCTTCGGGATGTTCGATGTGCTTGTTTTGCATAATGTTGAGAAAAAAGTGAATGAATAAGGTGGAGAGTTTGTATCAGATAGGGAAGGAAATATTCTTTGCCTCAGGATTGCAACGATATTTGCCGGGGTCACTACCTTTGAAGGACGAACATGCACCGGCATGGATATAAGCAGGAACTGCTACGTTATCACTGGAAACCCACAAAGTGCGACGGGTAGTGATTGAAGAGGCAATGCGGAACATATTAGAGAATGATGAGAATGAGAACGATTGAGTAGAAACGGGCATAGATTGATGCCCACTCTTTTTTGGTTTTAATCATGCAAGACGCATACCGTCAAAGAAAGGAATTGGTGAACCTTGATAGTTAACGAACCACTGAAAGTTTTTTTGAAAAACATACTCACCGTCCATTCCGAAGGCAGAAAGTAAAGCATTCAAACGTGACTTTGTGGTCTTTGATTGATAACCACCGTCGAACAATTGCATCCAATCTTCACCGATTGTGGCAATTTTGTTGCCGTGGAGGTATACGTCAGACGTGCCCTCCCAACCGGGGATAACAGTCGTATTGGCAGATGCCCAACGTTCGTCATTCTGAACTGCTGCGATCATCTGGGTTTCGATTTTGCGCATGAGAGGCAGGTAGAAAGGTCTGAGAGGTGTGGTGAGGTGCTGTCCCCTCCACTTCTATACAATACACGATTTTCAGGTCTGTGCCGGAACCTTGTGACACTTTGTCCGACTGTCTACTCGCATCTGACCTGAGTATCATTTAGTGGGGAGATTGCCTCCCCTAAGTATCAATTAACGACTGTGAGTTCTATATTCTTTGCCATCCAAATCTGTTCGATGATATCATCAAGAGTGGCAATCTGTTCATCGAAAGTATTATCTTTCGTAATAGAACTACACCTGATAAGTTCACCTCTACGGTCTACAAGTGCCATTCTTAAGTTAGTGCCAGAAATGTTCATTGAGTGTTAGTTAGTGAGTGAATGAGTAAGTGTTACTTACATAACCTGCTCTAGAGCAACTTTACCATAAACTTCATAGAAACAATCCCATGCCCATTTATCATTTACGAAAGAATTGCAACCTTCTACCTGATCAACAATCCAATCATATGCCATATCTAAATCAGCATCCATTTCACCCACAAAATTATACAAACCTTCCATTGCTGATTTGAAATTAGGGTCTTCCATTAGTGATAATGCTGTCTTACCAGTCTCATTATCACGAATAATCATTTGACCTTCGATGTTGTATGCTTTGGAGAATTGTGACATTTGAGAGGTGAATTTCTGATGACTTAACTAGAATACACGATTTTGAGGTCTGTGCCGGAACCTTGTGACACTTTGTCCGACTGTCTACTCGCGGCTGACCTGAGTATCATTTAGTGATACCACAGTTAGTGTTAGTTAGTGAGTTGAGTAAGTGTTACTCAGGTCTAAGTTTCACAGTATAAATCTCAAAGTTTGGATGCAATTCTTTGCATCTTGCATATGCTTCGGCAGCAGTTTCTATCATGTAAGAAAGCACATCGTGCATCTGTTTTTTAGTGTCGTAACCGTAGCAATTCCAGACAGGCATGTGATTTAGTGAATGAATGAGTAAGTGTTACTTAGTAATCAGTATGGCATCAACCAAAGGGAATCTCTTTAATCTCCCATTCTTTAATATTTGATTCTACAAGATCCTGAACTGTATTTTTTCCCCAACCCAACCTCTCACATTTTTCTTCTGCCCATGCAGTCAATCGTAATAACTCGGAAACATCAGTCTTCTTAATGTACTCTTCAGCATCTTCTCTGGTATGAAATACTTTAGAGAATTTATCACCAATAACATTATCACATCCTTCGTTGAAAGGATACTCAACGTGAAATACTAGAAAAACTGAAGTCATGATAGAAAGAAAAGAATGAATGAGTAAGTATTACTTAGTGTGAGTAAGTTCCCATATGATCACCTAATTCAATAACAGTATGTCCGAGGTAATCTTCAACCCAGACAATGGAATTAAACTCTTCGAACATTGAATAGGCAACATCGATAGCATGATCCTGAGAAGCACAATTCTCAGTTTCGTTGAACTCAGGGCAGTGAACTGTGTAAACCAAAATCGAACTCATTTCTTTGACCCTTCTACAATACACGATTTTGAGGTCTGTGCCGGAACCTTGTGACACTTTGTCCGACTGTCTACTCGCATCTGACCTGAGTATCATTTAGTGGGGAAATTACGGCAGACAGCATCACATAGCATCTCCTGCAACATATCACTAGACTCCTCACATATGTGTCCTGAATCACTACAATCAGAAACAATAGAGATAATATCTTCCATCAATTTTTCCCGTGCTGATAACATCTCAAGTGTGTCGTTGTTAATCATTTTTGGGGTGAATTTCTGATGACTTAACTAGAATACACGATTTTGAGGTCTGTGCCGGAACCTTGTGACACTTTGTCCGACTGTCTACTCGCGGCTGACCGGTTTGTGTTACTTAGTGTGAGGTGAGTTAATAACTGTAACCCAGTTAGTTGGGGGTGATAGTTTGTTCGATACTTTCACCCACCGACCTTTAAAACGAACGAGAGTAAATTTCATCAGTAATCTATCTTACCGTTGAGATATCCTTCCACATCAAACTTCTTATCATCTTCATACTCTTCTTTGTATTCAATCACATCATAAATCTCACCGGGCATGTCATTAATCTCAGAGAAAATGTCAGTGTCGAAAGTGTCGTAATCCATTTTAAAAAGTGTTAGTGAGTGTGAGTTGATTAAGTGTTACTGTATAACTTTCTCAACGATTTTCACATTTTCAATTTCGTATTCAGACGTAATTTTTTCTTCCTTATAACGTTCAGCATCAGAATAATCAGAAAAAACTTTACATCCCTCAGCATCTTCAAAATCATATCTGTCACCAATGATCACGGTGTATACGACGTAAACTTTCATTTTTGTTCCTGATTAGAATGAGTGAGTTGAGTAAGTGTTACTTATGAATTCATATCAGTCCAAGTTTCTTCACCATAGCAATCGATAATCTCTTCTTTTAAATCTTCCATATCATAATCTTTGATATTCTGCTCAATACTTTCAACAGCAAGAGTAATCAAAGTGTTCATATCCATTCCCTCCACAATCATCTCCGCATAAGCATTTTTGAGTGTATCGAGTTTGTTAGTAGTGATCATTTGAAAAAAAAGTGTTAGTTAGTGAGTGTGAGTTGAGTAAGTGTTACTTAATCTATAAGTTCTTTCATCATGTTATTAACCTCGATTCCGTCTATCTTTACATCATCCCACTTACATCCGTCCGGTGTTTCTTTACTACCAGCATCGTGGATGATACTTACCATGTGTCCGTAAGTTCCACCATCCCTTGCAATGTCACATGCTAGTTCATACAAACCACAATCATTTCCGATCCAGAGAGCAACATTCCAGGTTTCCCAATTTGCCCAACCGTTGTAACCTTCCATTTGGTGAATTCCTGATGACTTAACTACAATACACGATTTTGAGGTCTGTGCCGAAACCTTGTGATAGTTCCTTGACTGTCACACAGTACGAATCGTGATGCCCATCATTAACTCGTGAGCAACATCGATAGAATCATCTTCCTTTACAATTGGAAGATTAGTATCAACAAACTCCGAAGCAAGATCCATCATTAACTCGTGCATTCTCTCATCTGCTGCAGCAAACTCAGCAAACTCTTCTACGAAACCTGATGCTAACCTACGAATTGCTTCGTCATGGACATTGAGCATACTCATTTGGTGAATTTCTGATGACTTAACTAGAATACACGATTTTGGACCCTGTGCCGTGACCTTGTGACACTTTACCGATTGGGAGGCAGCTGACCTGGGCATCATTTAGTGATACCACAGTTAGTGTTACTTAGTAGGGAAATTTTTACAGACAGCATCACATAGTCGCGTTGTCAATTCATCACTCAATCGATCACTTATAATGCCACTAAGTTCACCATCAACAATTGCGATGATATCTTCCATTAACTGTTCTCTGCTCATTAACATCTCAAGTGTGTCGTTGTTAATCATTTTTGAGGTGAATTCCTGATGACTTAACTACAATACACGATTTTGAGGTCAGTGACCATCTAGTGTGCCAGTTCCTCTACTGTCACATCCATTAGAATTCTAATGGGTCTTATAAGGTTCTTCGGTGCCAGTAGAGGAACTGGCACACTAATACACGTCTACAGTCTCTCTGATGCTAATATCAACATTCTCGTCACCTTCTAGTCCTAAGATATCATTCCAATTGATATCTTCTAGATTTAAATCATCATAACACTCGATGTCTAATGTAACACTTATGATGCGTTTGTGTGCGTACATGTGTATCTCGTGTGATGTGTGTTATAATGTGTTATGTGTACACATATCTCGTAGTGTATATGTGTATCTCGTATGTTATGCGTAATGTTTATACGCAAGCTCTACGTAATCACATGTATCTCGTGCGTACTCATCATCTATCTCGTATGTATCCTGGGTGTTATGTGTATCTCGTAGTGTATATGTGTTATGTGTATCTCGTACATAATGCTCATACATCTCGTCCTTATAGTACGTATAAGACTCGTTGTTATAATGATACTGTAACTCGTGGTCTTCGTAATACATGGGGTCTCGTAGAGATTTGTATGTTACTTGTATATTATACAGACATCTCGCACGTATGTCAAGTGTGATCTCGTGCGGCATTCATAAGCATTATTTATCAATCTCGACGAGAAAAATGTGTGGGTCTCAGAGTTTTTATGCGGGGTGGTTGACAAAATGCTCCGAGTGTGATAGCCTGTCGGTAAAGGTCACAAGACCTGAGAGGTTTATCAGAAGGTTTATAAGGGGTTTATAAGAGTATTAGAGAAGGTTTATAAGAGTATTAAAGTATAATAACTAAGGGGTTTTCCACACATAAAAGGCACTTATCCACAGAAATAACCCACTTATCCACAGACTTGTTAGAAAACAGTTTTATATTTATAATACCATTTAAAACCTATTTTTTAACCTATAATGTAACAATCGATACACTTTACCCATTACTTACTCTTTACCTCTCCAAATAGTTTGTTCATATAATTAAGCACTTGTTCATCTACATTCTCAGTGATAGTTGCTTCTACTACATCATCAATAGAATCACCTGTCCATACACTCTTAGTCGCATCAGCAGTAATCAGAAATGCCTTAAGTTTAATCTTAGTCTTATCTTCTTTCTTCTTTCTTTTGATGGCAATTAATCCATTAATATGATTAGTAATCTTTGTATTTTTAATCTCTCCATTAATCTTATACTTTACCTTTGACATACAGGTTAATTCTTTTATGTCATCACTATTCCAGATAAGACAATGATCAAATATATCATCAGGAAGATTTTCATTTACAGACATAGGCATGGCACTGGATCTGGAATCATACAAGAGATCGGATCCACGAATTCCAAAAAGAGCACGAATGATATCTTCATCATCAGATGTTTTTGCAAGATGTCTCATTAACCAACTATCATATGAGTATACTTGATATGTCCTACAATTTTTATAATACTTCTTTTTCCATTCTTTACGGGCAACCCTATTATACTCTTGCATAACTGATTCATCTGAATAGCAATCAATGATATGTAAAATTAATTCTTTTTCTGTTTTGAAGTTGGAGAATAGTTTTTTGAACATGATGTTTTGTGAATTCAGTGAGTATGAATGGTTAGAGTTTTGCCATCTGATGACAAACCTATGGAACAATGAGTGAGTTCCGGTCTGATCTCTCTAGTACTAGCAGTACCACCATTGCAATAATAGGGCGAATGATCAACAACTAACACTTCAACACTTGATAGTATTGTTGCATAGATTTCATTTGAATCAATTGTGTACTTCATTTTATGAATTGGCAAGCATATGATATTGCAGAATGGTAAGAAATGTTATAAGAGGAAGAAACATAATAATTCCTTGTAAGACCTGATTTTTAATCATTTCCATTACAAAAAAAATCCATCCAACAACAAGACCGGTAAAAAACAGGACAACTGCCACCTGACCAATTGCCTGTAGAAGAATTCCAAAATCCATAATTGAGGTTGTGTTGTTGTTGTTGTTGTTGTAATGAGTATAAGTCATCTAGGTGCCCTGTGGGGGTTAGGTGGACATTTTATAAAGTGTTTTTTCTCAAGAATAGTTCTCTATTCAGTTGTTTGAACTCCTCACTTCTTTTTATGTAATCATCTTCAAAGAAGACAATCTCAACCTCTTTTGATACTCCACTTCTAACAAGAGTGACTTTAATCGATGGAACAGTTGTATATTTGTAACTTTTCTCACTTTTCTCAACTGCTATGACATCATCAAGGCAGAATGTAACATCATTTGAATAATCAGTGAAGAATGTTTTCATGAGTTCCTTTGGTTGTAATGAGTATAAGGCATCTAGGTGCCCTGTGGGGGTTAGGTGTGACAGTTCTTATTCTGTCTCATAAACACTCTTTCGACTCTTCACATAACTAAGATCCTTCCATTGATGCGGATAACACAATAACAAAGTATGAATGAACTTATGTTTCTCCTCACGGGTATACTCACAATTGGGTTTAGGTTTCACTCCTGTCTCAATCGTAATATACAAACTATCAACAAAATAGACCCATCCTTCATGTATCACACCATGATGATTCCATCTTACATAATCATTAACCTTTGGTTGATAACTCATGAGTACAATACTGCCTCTAATGGATTATAATTCTTTTGCATTGAACTATAAGGTGTCGTATTCTTAATTGATACTTCCTTACCTACCTTCTTTGAATTGATTGGAGCATAATACTTTCCCTTCTTTGTCGAATAAAACCCCCATATTGATTTGGGAGGTGTATCTCTATAAGAGAACTCTGCATGATTGATTATCCATACTGCATCATACCTTGCATTAAATGATTCAAATGAATAAGAATAACCTTCGGGTGGTAGATGTGGGAAGTCAATCATGATACTCTTACAACCTTTAATCGTTTTGGACTTGTACCTTCATTTAATTGTGCTTCATAATACTTCTTACATTCTTCCTTTGTTAATGGTCCCGTGATATCAGTCCATCCTGATGTTTCTTCTTCTTGGAGTTTATATAATTCTTCCATAGAGATTAAGTGCAGAATACCTCTATTATACCACTTTCATAATCATCCGCCAACTCTAACTTAGTCGCAGTTACAATCTTCTCCATAATTAAATGACCATAGTTTTTATTATAGTATTGTAATGATTCCTCAGATAACAATTCAAGGGCTTCTACATCATTCTCTGCAATTAATGCAACTAACCCTCCATATTCTGATGCCGGAAATGGCACCCAGTAATCAACAAGATACATATACTTTTTCACAAGAACTCCGCAGTAAAGTAATCAACAGTCAGTTCCATCTTGGCAGCAGTGTTTTCAATAAATTCATCCAATACCTCAGGGGCATCCTCCTTGACTACTGTATACCATGAATACCATAACTCTGGATTGGTCTGTGGTGTGACTTTAGAAAGATTGGTCAACATAAGATTCGTAATTGAGTTCGACGTTTGTTGTGTCTAATGTGGCATAATAATCATACAACCGATCATACAATGTGTCAATACTACCTGATGATCGATTGATCTGTATCTCATCTATACTCTCCACTAATTCAAGTGCCTTGAGTATAATATCTAATTCATGTACATTCAGTTCAATGTTAACCTCAGTCTTTTTCATTCTTTTAAAAAAATAATCTTACTAAGTTGATAATTGTTATAATTGTCAATGCACTAGTTTGAATCCATATCGTTCTGTTTTGTATTGCTATTGTGTTTTCTTGTATTTGGATTCGTTCATCTTTTAGTTCCGACATCACTTTACGAAACTCTGCATTTTTGTTTGCTTTGTCAATTTCATTCATTAACTTACAATACTCCAATTGCTTGTGTTTTGAAATAAAGACCCGCTAATTGCATCATATCAATTAACTTTGATTGTATCTCCTCTAATTGTTCTGCATCTACATCATCATCCCAAAAATCTATAATCTCAAACTCATCAAAGTTTAAGTTGAGATGATTAAATGGAACACGGAATAATTCACCCTCACTACAAACCGTATACATGCAATTGTGCTCCTCAACTGTTAGAAATACACCAGAAAAAGTTAAATCAGTCATCAGAAATCAAGAGAAAGTTGTTCAAATTCAAGATGGTCACAGCACGTATCATCATCGTGCAAATCAATCATGTCCGTGTCTGTGTGCTTAAAGAGTTTATCAAACAGATCATTCACGAACTCTTGATTCGATTGTTGTTGATTCATAGTTCTGAAACAGTTTGGAATCACGATGGGACAAAAATACCAAATAAACACTGAGGGCAAATGTAATACAAATGCCACTCAATACATACTGAATTACTTTCATCAACCTACTGCCATAGGAGCATACTCTGCTCTGGATTCGGGTTGAGCAAGTCGTGCTTTGAGTGCGGGTGACATCTTCATGGGATCGGTTGCGTATGTGCTTATTATAGGACAGAGTGGGGTCAGCAGTGCCCCCTGCTGTGCCAGTTCCTCAGTTGTCATGCCACTCTTGACATACCAGCAAACATACCAGCAATGAAAGCATCCTTAAGTGCGTCTCTGATTGACTCCACATAAACCTCATGAAAGTCCAGACTATCAGAGTTTCTGACTTCTAATGTTTCGACACTTGGAAAGTGTTTCTGAGCAATACTAATCAAAAGATCATCAACAACTTTTTTGATTTCAGTGTCAGTGGTCATGGTGGTTTATCTTGTATGTGAATAGTATAGGGCAGAGTGGGGGCAGAGTCAGGGGCAGAGTGGACGGTCTAGTAAGTGGTTTGAGTTTGTACTATAACATCTTTAACCGTAGTAGCAGTACCGTAGTAGCGGTGCAGGTTTACATAAGTACCAACCAAAGTAAAAACCGTCGCAACAACTTGAATGAAAAGCAATGTTTTTGTTGGGAAATTAGTCATGTGGTTGTTTGTTTACTCCGTTATTATAGGACAGAGTGAGGGCAGAGTGAGGGCAGAGTGGACACTGCCCCAAGTGGTTCATCCAACTGCCATAGGAGCATACTCTGAACGTGGCATTTGATCCAGATTAAAGTCAGTTACCACCGCACCATTCGCAATACGTTCTGACCATTCATGACGTGCTGTGAGTGCCGTCACCGTTGAATAAGACTTGAGACCATTCTTATTAAATGTAACACGTTTCTGAAAACGTTTGACAACGACTTTCATACCTTTAACATCATCTGCCTCGGCAATGAATGCCTCAGGAAAGAAATCGACTGTGGTGACGAGTGTGGTGAGTTGCATGTGAGTGGTGTTCCCTTGATTACCTCTATATTATAAGGCATACAGAGCACTCTCCAAGGGGTTCTGTGCCAGTTTCTCAACTGTCATACGTCCTCTTGCTATTTCTGTATAGTGTTCACTAAGATCCATACCAACAAAGTTTCTATATTGTCTTATGGCAGCGACTCCAGTGGTGCCACTACCACAAAATGGGTCAAGGACAATAGAATTGGCAGGAGAATAGATCTTAATAAGATATTCCATTAATGATACTGGTTTGACTGTAGGATGATCATTATTTTCTCCCTTTTCTTTCTTTGTTGCTCTTGGTGCATAAAAATATTTTTGCTCAGAAGGTTGTACTTCACCAATAATATTCATTGGATATCTTCCGGCAACATTAGCACCAGTAGTTTCTTTTGGTATTGGTTCATTTGTAGATAGATCGATCCAATACTCTTCTTTGGTTTTAATATCACATGCTTTGTTCTGAATACCACCAAATACTCTACGTTTCTCACCACCCTTAATCCAACCTGTCGGTGGTTTGCCATCCCACGGAACACGGGTATTCTCAATATCAATCAGACCACATCCCCATTTTTCATGATTCTCTTTGAGAGAACCTTCATAAGGTTTCTGTCCTACTACAATCGGTTCGTGTGCTGGTTTCAATCTATTATATTTTGCCATCTTGGTTGTGGTCATCCACATAATCTGGTCCTTAATAACAAAACCAGCATCCTCTACATTACATGCCAGACGATGATACAATTCTGGAGAACAAAATGCAAGACAAAAAGCACCTGGTCGCAAAGTCCTATAGACCTCACGCCAGATGTCTACATCGGGAACAGAATGATCCCAGTGATCCATACCCATACCATATGGGGGATCAGTGATACATGAATGGAAATAGTTCTCCCCATAAGTGGAGAGAACTTCTTTACAATTACCTTTATATATTGAAAACTTCATCAATTACTTGATAATCATTTACCTCTACTATTTTAACATACTTGTCAACCGTTCCAATAGAACTACCTTTTTTATAGAGTCTTTCTTTTTTTCCAGTTTGTTCAAGATATGCTTGATTTAACCAATAAAGGAAACCATCAGTCAATACAGGAATAGTATCATAGTTTGCCGCAAATGATGCATCTTTATGCTTTACCCAATTAAGTAATTCAGTAACACCATCTTCTCTATTCTCAGCATCAGGTAAATTAAATTTGTTAGTATATACTCTCTGGACAATGGATCTAGCAATGTCATTATCATGCTTTTTCAAAAATAGAAGTGAAGCAGTTTTTAATGGATGTGGAAACTTATCAATTTTTTTAGTTTCCCATGCAAATGAATCTAAGAATAATATTTCTTTCTTAAATTCACCATAAATGACAATTAAACCATTACCATCATATCCACCAGTTTTAGGGAATTGCTTCTCATTATAATAATGTGCTGCCCATGTTAAACCAGTAACTTGATAAAGGTTGGTATTTTTAAGAGACATGTTAAGATACCTACATGCACCATAAGCAAGGTCAGAGGATTTTTCAGCACTTGCACTATTATCAAATGTATAATATAAGTCTCTTACTCCTTCAATACTATCAACTTTATAATGTTGAGAAATTAAATTTTCAGGTACAAAATCAGATAAACCCTGCTTCCAGAATTCTCTTCTTGTGTGAGCATCTATTAAAAATACTTGCCCTTTATACCATTGCTTACCGGTAACAGGATCCCATGCATCGCAGGTTAATTCTGCAGTAGCGATCATAGTATGTTGAGGAAGAAGTTTACTGAGTTTATCAAAAACTTTCTTTTCACCTGCTCTTTTCTTGTGATTACGTTGTACTGGTGATTGTTCCAGTAGTAAAAAACCATCGTAATCGTATGGTCTTATGCCAAGTACATTGGCAAAGTTCTTTTTATTAGACATAATGTGGCTCAAATGTATATAAGAGAAATAAAAACTACTCGATGGATACTTCCGTTCCATAACTTTTCATTTTCAATGTTTATTATAAAAGAAGAGGGAAGATAAGTCAATCCCTCTTCATAATTTGTTACCAGGTGTGATTCAGGACATTAGATTCGCACTGTTGACGTTCAAAGTGCTTGAAGTAGTCTTTCTTACCAGCACCGTTCTGAACATACATATTGCGGATGTAAAAATCAAAACCACGGGAATCTTCATGCCATTCTTCATCCATTTGATGAAGTTTCAGAACTGCATTCAATTCTTCAGTTAGATTATTGAATTGTTGACGTTTCTTGGTAGAAACAACATCATCGGCAAAAAAGATTGTTGTTTGATTGTAACGATTACTGCTGAAGATGTAAACAACACCTTCTTTCGGCAATCCACCATTGTAAGTAGGATAAGTTTGCTTACTTGACTTACATTCAATGTCAACGGTTTTACCATCTTCAAGGAACACTCGGAAGTCTGGTGAGTTGTGGGTTCCGTTAGGTTGAGCAATATATCGGAATCCGTGCTTAATCAACAGATCCTCTACCTGCTGTTCATGAAATGGATTGTCTTGAGAATTGGACTTGTAAGGGAGGAGCAGAACCTCTTGCCAGAATTTTTTCATGTTGAACTCGGACTTGATTGCCCGTTGTTTGTTTACCTTGTTATTATAACCCCATATTGCCTGGAGGTCAAGGGGTTTTGGAAGAATTGAACCGGTTTGCCGACTGGCACACTCTATTCCTCATTTATCCACAAATCATATAACCTTTCTTCTTCCTCACGGGATTCAATTTCATGTGGTTGATCCTCATAATCGTAATTACTCACTGGTTCGAGTGAATAACACAATTTTCCATATCGGGATCGCAGGTCACCACGTATCCACTGTGCCATATGAGTCAGTTCATGAAAAAGAGTTTTTATATAAGTTTCCTTATCCATATGTGCCTGAAGTTCAATCAGGAAGTGTCGTGGTCGATAATATCCATCAATCACATCACAATAACCAACAACACCATCACGTTTCAGTCCTTTATGAATAATGTCCACATCAATTTTATGTCGTGGAAAATATTCATTCAAAAACCAAGAGGTAACATCCTCACAGATGATCTTAGAATAACCGTATCCAAAATGGTAGATGCTAGACATGTTCCCCAATGTAAAAACCAGATAAATGATGAGATGAATAAAAGTTTTTCTTTAGATGTCATGCCGGTGTTACACTCCATTCATCCGTTGGAACCATTGTGTCAATGACATGCTTGACATTTTCAATTCCATAAACTACAACCTCCTGAGTTGAAGTGTAACCATTTTTCTTCTCACGTTTCCATGAGACAATCCATCGATCACATGATACTTTCATTGTTCAAATACTTTGGGTTTTGGTTGATTGAGACCAATTTTCTATCTTAGATTTTCTTTCTTTATAAACCTGACGATCATAATATAATTTCAATTGTCTTATATTCATTGGCGACAGTCCTTCAAAATACCAAAGACTTTGGTCATATTTAATATACATATGACCTCTAGACTCAAGAAAGATTTTTATACGACGTATTTTTTGTTCCCAATGAATCGTTTTTTGTTGATTGCGATGAGGTTGTTTTGCCCCTTTTACAATGTTAGTTTTGTAATCTTTGGGATCAATTAAATAATTTTCCACAATTCAGATTGTTGAAGTAATCGACGATTCAACCATGATTCTCCATAAAATCGTCAAGAGTATAAATTTCGTCAGTTGATGTTTCTTCAATCAATTGTTCGATTGTAAGTTCTTCCATCTCCTTACGATATTCTTCTGGTGTTGGATCTTCTGGGTCATAATCATCATGGCAGAGATAGTCCCACTCATGCACCAAAGCATCGATCAATTGTTCTTTAGTGTAATCCATAATCAAGCACCCTGATAGTATGCGTTGCGGTAGAGATATCCACCTGCCCAATCACAGTTCTCCAGAACAAACTCACGTTCTTGGATGATTAACAGATTGAAACGAACACCTTTTGCTGGTGCTTTGATTGATGCTGCCTTGTATACTTCACCTGTTTTCTTATCAATGAAGGCATGAACTGATTCAGTTTGACCATCTACACACTGCATCACTTTGTGATACTTACGACCAGAGATTAGTGCATAAGAATAGTTGCGACCATTTGGATGTGAACGTTGATGACTTTGCTGAAGAGCATCACAAAGCATCAGACCATACTTAGTGACATTGAGTTGGATGGTGTTCTGAGCATCTTTCTGAGCAACGTAGTCGGTGAAGGTGGCAGTCATGGGTGGTCTCCCTTGTATGAATGTATTATAGAGCATCCTGAGAGGGTTTCAGGATGCATTGGGACACTTAGGCAAGTGGTCTATATTCCAAATTTTATAGTAATATTCTTTTTTACGACATTCGATCATAGAGTTAATAGTCAACCCAGAAAAAGAATGAAGATTTTTTTTCTGAAGTTTTAGTTCATTCATTTTCCACCAATTATCAAATCTCCGAACTTTTTCTCTTATATCTGTGTTATGGTATTTTGTTGCAAAATTACAATCATTCCTATAATAACTCATTTGACTGGACCAGCAGGGATTTCCACAGGTTCTGGTGCTACCATATCATCGAAATAGTTCATATCATAAGCAAACCAGTTACCATTACGGAAGATATAGGAGTATTCTTCACCATCAGAGAAGAACTCTTCCATGTCTTTATCAAGACGTGGTGCATTATCTTCAAGAGATTCACCACGCATAGTGTAATACAAAGCACCAGACTCAGGCAGAGTTTCATTACCCCAACCGGCATTAGTCCAGGTGCAGGACATATTACCACCGTCAATCAGTTCCTTCACTTTCTCAACGGTATCATAGTTGTCACGCAGAACTTTACCATTGAACGCAGGATAACCATCATAATGGCAGTAGACAGAAACGATGCTCTCATCTTGAAGTTGGATGCCGATACGTGATCTGGTGCCCATGGTGTGTGTGTCTCGATTACCTTGTTATTATAAGGCATAAAAAAGACCCTGTAAGGGTCAGTGTGACACCTCTTAAACTGTCTCAATCAGTCTTCATAAACTTTACATTCGGGTTCTGATGGGTTAGCATCACAATACAGTTCTAATGGTGTCGGATCATGATGATCACCTGCTTCAATCTCTTCCTTATGATGTTCAGCATAATCTTCTAGTTCATGTAGCTCACCTTCAATATGTCTCCTTTGTTGTGGAGAGATTGTTGGGTTTTCAAGGATTTCTTTGTCCTTTGCGATGTGAGTTTCGATATTTTCCATTGTGTTATTGTTCTTATACTTTTATTTATTTTGACTTTTTGCCTTTTCTACCAAATAATCAGCAAGAGCTTCCATTCTTTCAGGATGAATTGAACGAATACCTGCCTCTTTTAGGGCAATTTTCATACTTTTTTCTTCATTTTCAGTCAATTTCTTGCCATTTTTTGGTAAAGTCATAGATTTCTTATCCTGTGTTGATATTCTAACATTAGAATCCAATAATATCTAGGAATTTAAGATTTTATCCATATTTATTCATCGGTATTGAACCAAGAATCAAATATACCACTATCTCCAGGTTTACGATTTTCAAGTTTATCAAGAATTTCATCAGTATGGATGACTGATTCTATTTTACCAATCATATCTGCAATAGTGCTACAAACCATTGGCCTTTCTTGTCTTGCGGCAAAAGCAAGTGCATTGCGAAGTGATAGTTCTGCTTCTTTAAGTGATTCTTCGACTGATTGTGAAAGTGCCATAATTATTTTTTCGGTGTTAGAGGTTCAATTTTTTCCATTTCATTCCATATTTCCTCAAAATCTTTAAAATTCCATTCATCATAAGAGTTCCAAAAATCTTCCCAGTCTTTTTGGGAATTGGTGACATCTTCATTCATGAGAGTTAAGTTCATCTTTAATTGCCTGTTCCATGAAAGATTGGATTTCCTTACTGGTCATTGTATTTAACCAACTCCAGTTAGGATCTTCTTTATCCCATTCAAGATCAAATGAACCATCTTCATTCTGATGAACTTTAAGAGAATCAGTCATCTTTCTGTTTCCTACGAACTTTTTTCATTTCTTTCATCTCAGATTTAATCATTTGATATGCATCTTCTGATGAAAGTTTATTTGCCATTTCCATAGCAGTAATGATTTCTACTCTCGTTCCAAAATGTTGTAGTGCCTTTTCAAAATCATCTAATTCTTCGTACATAATTACAAATCCTTGTAGGATCCTCCACCAGAAACAACTATGGTATGATCATCTAAAGTCCCATCCTGCTCACATTTGAGATGAAATCTTGTCATGATGATTACATTATCTCTAACAGCACCAGTGAGCATTTTGCGTCCTTGTTTAGTCATCGAAGAAAACAAACCATAACGAGTTTCCCAAACATAGAAACACTCGTCAATAAGTTCGGCACCTTCTGGTATAATGACTTCTGGTTTTGTATCAGTTTGAATCATTGTTTTCTTCCGGTGGTTTTTTATTGAATCCAAAAGGTCCTACTTTAGTTTCAGACCTTTTCTTCATAACAACACCAGCAAGAGACTCCATAATTTTAAGGATGTCTTCTGCCTTAGCACCTTCACCAAGTTCTTTGGCAACATAAAAATACTTATCAAAGAACTCTTGACTGTGCTCTTTATAGTCTTCGACTGTGATTGGTTG